GCGTAGTGCCACGCCACCTGAAGCCGCGACGCGTTGCGCGCGGAGGCGAGAGTGACGGCGTTCGCGTAGGTGTCGGTCGTGCCGCTGATCGCCTGTTCGAGGAGTTGCACCGTCGGCCCTGCGTTGGTGTTGACGTGAGTCACCACGAGGGCGAGGTTCGTCGCCTCCACGCACGCGACGACGATGCGGTCGTAGCGCGTCGGTTCGATCGCGGCGAGGGCCGCGGTGAAGTCATCTTGCGTCGCACCGCTTCCGAGGGGCACCTCATCGGCGGTCGTGTTGCCGTAGACAGTGCCGTTGCCGGACCACTGTCCAGTGGTCGTCGCGCCGGGTGACGTGACCGCGCTCGTGGTGATGCGCGTCTCGATCGTCGATCCCGCCGCCACGAAGTAGGCGTCCACGATGATCCAGTTCCCGCGCGGCCCCTTCTGCTTCGCCGTGATCGTGGTCACGCCGAGGGCGAACTGCGCGGTGACGGGGAGGTCCGCCTGATCGTTGATGGCGTCGGCCACCGCCTCGGAGATGGTCGCGATTGCCGCGCCGGACGCGACGGGAACGTCGAAGACGACGCCGCAGATCTTCATGCGGATGGTGAAGGCCGTCGTGGCCGCGTTGACGAACGTGAGCGCCGCGCTCGCGCGGGTGCCCGATGCCTCCGCCACGGGGCACGCGTAGAGCGTGGCGTCGGGGTACTGCGCGAAGACCTGTTTGGTCATGCGGTGCAGTTCCGAGCCCTGCCCGAAGAGCGTGATCGCGTCGGCCTCGCTCGGCACGCTCACCACCGTGGCGGCGGTGGCGCTGCCAGCGGCGACGCTGAACGACGGCGACGCGCCCGTGATCGCGCTCGCGAAGTAGTTGCCGAGGAGCATGATCGACTTGGGCGCGCTGCCCGACGACGTGCCGGGGCCGCCGAGGACGACGCTGAAGTTGATGCCCGGCGTCTTGCGCGACGCGGGGAGGCCGGCGACGGCGATGCTCACGAGGTCACCTCTTCGAGGTCGCCGCGGGCGATGGCGCGGCGGTGGTAGGAGTCGGCGGGCACGTCGACGCCCTCGGCGATGGGGGCGCCCTTCTTGTCGCGGCCGACGTAGCGCGCGGAGGCGCTGCCGGGCACGGGGAGGCGCGCGTCGCCGACGGCGCGGACGCGGATGGTCTCGGGCATGGCGGAAGCTCTCGGGGTGGGGGTTGCGGGGGAGGCGGGAGGCTCAGGGGTTCGGCGCGGCGACGAACTGCACCAGGGGGTTCGGCGCGGGCGTGCCGGTGCCCTCGATGTTCACGTCGGCCGCCACGGGGTTCAGCGTCGGCGAGGCGTCCGCCGCGATCTGCGCGTCGGTGGCGTTGGGCGCGTCGAGCTCGGCGACGAAGCGCACGGCGTAGACGACGGTCGACGGCTGCGGGCCGCCGGCCTCGCGCGCGGTGCCCGCGAAGCGCAGCGTGCGCTCCATGTGGGCGCCCGCGAGCCAGAGGCCGTTGCACGCGGCCTTCACGGCGTCGCAGAGGCGCAGGACGCCGGGGTGCGCGGCGGTGCCGTTGACGATGCGGTCGATCAACTGCGGGTCATAGAGCTGCACGAGCGCGGACCAGTTCGCCTGCGAACGGTCTTCGATGCCGAGCCCGAACGTCTGCACGTCGCGGGCGACGGGCTGCTCGCCGTCGAAGCGCAGCATCACCGCCGGGAACTTCGCGGCGGGTAGGCCCGTGGGCGGAACGGGGCCCTCCCACCGGCCCACGGAGCCGAACGGAGTCGCCTCCGCCACGGGCTCCGCCACGAGCGCGGCGAGGGCGTCGTAGAGGCGCGTGTCGGCGTCGGCGAGGGTCGCAACGGCCATGGCATCAGAGGGCGAAGACGAGGCGGCGGGAGACGGTGGCGGCGACCGCGTCCTCCATGCGCTCCCACGCGGGGAGCAGGAAGGCGAAGCCCTGAATGCGCGCCGTCCCCTCTTCGAGGAACGATCCGTAGGGCCGCGCGCCGACGACGCGGACGCGGTAGCCGCTGCGCACGCTGCCGGTGACGCTCTCGGCGCGGGTGTTCGCTTCGAGCCGGCCCGTGCGGTTCTGGTAGACGTGCGCGGTCTGCGCCGAGGTCGCCACGATCTCCGCGCCCTCCATGAGCGCGAAGATGAGCTCGTGGTCGACCGTCGCCTGCATCGCGTCGATGGCGTTGACGAGCGCGCCCATCAGAAGCCCGTCGGGAGCGAGCCGTTGGCCTGCTGCACGAAGGGCGTTTGGAAGGCGTCGCTCGCGTTGCCGTCGGGGCCGGCGAACACGGCGCCGCCGCGCGGGGCGGGCGTCGTGACGGCCTCGGTGTAGTTCCGCCGCGCGTGCCCCTGCCGGAGTTCCTTCGCGTGCTCGCGCGCCTTCTCGCGCTGCCCGTCGAAGGGGTTGGCGCTCTTGCCCGTCGCCGCGTCGACGCGCGGGTTCGCCTCGGCGGCGTAGTAGAGCGCGAGGTTGACGAGCACGCGCTTGTTGATCGCCGACACGGTGTGAGCGTCCGCCGTCCAGTCGCCCGGCAGCGCGTCGGCCATCATCTGGTTGAAGTCGGAGCAGGCGTCGTCGATGCAGAGCGCGACGAAGTCCGTATCCACCGTGCCGTTGGTCCCGCGCGAGAACCAGCGCGAGTACGCCTCCGGCGTCAGGCGGGCGATGATGTCCGCCGCGGTGATGTAGTTCGGAATCGCCACGCTCTACTCCGTCACTCGGCGGCCCACACGTAGTGGACGCCCTCGCGCAGGCCCGCGAGGAAGCCCGGCGACACGTCGTCGGGCGGCGCGTCGAGGTCGAAGGGGAACGCCGCGCCGGGGGCGTGGTCGCGGCCGCCGTAGTGGACGGCCGTCCAGCCCACGCGGAGCACGCTGCGACCGGGGCCGGGCGGCGGCGTGGCGGCGGCCTTCGCCGCCAACTGCGCCTTGAGCGCCTCGACCTCGGCGCGCAGGGCGGCGGCATCGTCGACGACGGGCGCCTCGACGGCCGCGGGGGCGGCGCCGGGGGCGGAGGGCGCGGGCCCCGACGACACCGCCGCGGGCTGCGGCTGCGCGGCGTCGGGGCGCGCGAAGGGGTAGCGGTTGCGCCGGCTCATCACGGGTTCGGGTTGGTGAGCACGTTGGTGACGAGGTACCCGGAGTAGGGCGAGGTCACGAACGCCTGCGTCGAGTGCGTCACCTTGCAGTACTCGCCGCCGCGGACGCCGGGGAGCAGCCACGGGATGAACTGCACGTCCATCGCCTCGTTGTTGTAGCGGTACTGGTAGGCGAAGCCGTTGGTGCGGATCGGCGACGGGCGCGTCTGCACGCACACGAGCGCGGCGAAGTTCGTCCAGACGTCCACCATGCTGACGGTCTGCCCGTCGTTGGCGCTGTTGTACTTCGCGCGGCCGACGATGACCTCGTCGACGTTGAAGAGCGACGCGAGCTGCTTCTCGGCGATGAGCGTCGGGGTCGCGCCCATGTCGGTGGCCGCGCGGCCGTAGAACGCCGCGAGAACCTTCGGGTGCTGCTGGAGCGCGATGAACACGTCGTGCCCGAGGACGCAGACGATCTTCGTGCCGGGCGCCTTCAGGATCTTCTTGCGGTACCCGCGCATCGCGTTGGCGGGGTCGCTGTTGGGGTTGTCCCACTGCGCCGACGTGGTGGCGATGGCGGTGGAGTAGCCCGAGGCGTACGAGCCGGTCGTGGTGACGACGGTCTTGACGAGCAGCTCCTGCCCGAGGTCGAGCGTGTCGCCGAGGATCTCGGCGGTGGTCTGCCGCACCTCGAAGGGCGCGTCCTCGTTGGTCACCGAGTCGGCGGGGATGAACGACACGAGGCCGTAGTCCTCGACGAGGTACGTGCCGCGCGTCGCGACGGACCAGTCGAGCTCCGGCGGCATCGACGTGGCCTGCCCCGCGAGCTTCGTGTCGACGTTCGACATGCCGATGCCCATCGGGACGCTGGCGATCTTGTCGGAGCGCTTGCCGACCTTGATGACCGGGAAGATGTCCTTCGCGATCATGTCGTTGTTGCGGTAGCGCTCGAGCACGTTCGGCATGTACGTCGGGACGTGCAGCGAGTCCGCGGCGGGCGCGGCGAAGAGGTGCGGGGCGGCGCCCGACTCCTTCAGCGAGAGCAGGAAGCGCTCGTCGGAGGGCGCGTACGCGCGCACGTTGAAGAGCGCGTTGACGCTCTTGTCGGCGAACTGCGACGAGATCGGGACGTTGAAGAGCGCGCCGTGCGAGCCGTCGCCGAGGCTGAGGTCGTTGCCGACGCGCAGCGAGACGGGGCCGGTGGCGTTGGCGAGTTGCGACGCGGCGACGCGCCGGAAGTCCTGCGCCGACGCCCTCTGGAAGTAGCGGGTCATGGTGGTGTGTCTCCGTGAGGTGGTGGGGGCGTGGGCGCCGATCAGGCGACCTTGAGGATCTCGACGCGGATGTAGTCGCCGGCCGCGCCCGCGGACTCCAGCGCGCGGGCGATGACGGTGCCGGAGGTGGCGGTCTGCACGGTGCCGGCGGTGCCGCCGGCCTCGAGGTTGTCGCCGCGGGTGATGGCGGCCTCCGCCTTCGCGATGGCGTGGCCGAGGGTGATGACCTCGATCGAGGTGGCGCCGCTCACGAGCGCCTGCCGCGCGAAGCCGGCGAACTTGAGCGTCGACGCGGCGGCGGCGGGGAGGCGGACGGTCATGTCGGCCGAGGTGCTGATGAACAGCGCCGCGTACTGGTTGATCGAGGTCTCCGCGGTGTTGAAGACGACGTTCTGAACGGTGTTCAGCGTGGCCTTGGGGGATGCCATGGTGTGCTCTCTTCGTGGGGTGGTGGGGGTCAGTGCGAGGCGCGGACGATCGACTCGGCGCGCACGCGGGCGGTGAAGCGGTCGACCTTGTCGTCGCGCATCACGCGCTCCGTCTCGGCCTCCACGCGGTCGTTGAACGTCTGCGAGCCGTCGGGCGTCGTCGGGGCGCGGCCGCCCGAGAGCCCCACGCGCTGCGTGAGGATCGCGGCGCCATCGCGCGTCGGGCCGCCGCGGTCGGAGAGCGCGCGGGCGCCCTCGGCGGCCTCGATCGACGCGACGGGGTACAGCGCGTCGAACGCCACGCGGTTGTCGAGGCACAGCGCGGCGAGGTGCTCGCGGGCGCCGGCCTGCGCGAGCCCCGCGGCGATGACGCGGTCGCTCATGGCGGCGGCGTCGGCCTGCATGGCGGCCTTCTCGCGCTCCTGGATCGCGGCGAGCTTCGCCTTGAGGTCGGCGAGCTCCGCGAGCTTCGCGTCGACCTGCGCGAGCACCGCGTCCTCGGCGGCCTCCGCGTCGGCGTCGCCGTAGGTCATGCCGACCTTGGCGGCGAGCGACCGCATCATCGAAGCGAAGCGGCCCGCGGGGTCGCGCGCGCCGTCGCCCTGCGCGGCGGCTTCCTTGTCGGCCTTGTCCTTCGCGGCGTCGCCCGCGGGGGCGGCGGGCGCCGCGTCGGGCTGCATCTTCGGGAGGTCGGCCATCGCGGCGTCGCCCTCGGCCATCTCGTCGTCGGTCTTCTCGGGGTCCATCTTCGGCTCCGTGGCGGGCGCGCCCGCGGCGTTCGTGGGTGCGTGCAGCGAGTCCGCGGGGGGCGCCGCGAGCGCGGCCTGCTCGGCGGGCTTGAGGGCGGCGACCGCGGCGGCGAGTTCTGCGACGCTGACGTTCAGCGCGCGCGCGAGCGGCGTCAGCAGCGCGTCGAGGGCGCGCGAGCGGTCGTCCGCCGCGAGCGGCTGCATCCCCTCGATGAAGGGGTGGTTCGTCAGCGCGACGGACGTGAGCCGCGCCCCCGCGGGCTTGCCCGTCACCTTGTCGCGCGACTTGAAGTTGATCGCGGGCGACACGTACTTGTACTGCCCCTCGCGCACGTAGCGGACGGCGTCGACGCTCGCCCACTTGAAGAGCGCCCACAGTTCGCGGCCGCCGTTGCGCACCTCGACCTTCGTGACCCATCCGGGCGCGGGGACGCCGACGAGCGCGGCGTTCTCCGGGAGGCGCTCGCTCGTGTGCTCGTAGTCGAGCGGGATCTCGCCGTTGCCGTTCGCCGCGAAGTTGCGGAGGATCTCCGCGAACACCTCGGGCGTGAACTTCACCGGCCCCTGAGCGTGGCCGTTGAACTCCGCGACGCGGGCGATCTGGTTCCACGTCGAGTGCCCGACGGAGGGCTTCGCGCCGTCGGCGAAGGCGATCGGCATCGCCTCGGGCGAGCGCGTGATGACGTCGTCGCAGGCGTCGTCGGCGGGCCCGACGGACTCGAAGTGCTCGATCGCGGCCTTGAGCATCGCGGGCGGCATCGGGCCTCCGCTGGTGCGCTCGCCGAGAGGCGACCGCGCGGAGAGGGTGAGGTTCCTTACGGCCATGGTCACTCGCACTGGAGGGCGGGGTCGGTCGCGGACGCGACGAACTCGTCGCCGAGCAGGCGGCGGGCGTCGTCCACGTCGAGCGCGAACAGGCGCCCGTCCGCGTAGAAGGTCAGCGTGACGCCCGGCGCGACGAGCACGTCGTGGGTCGGGCTCTCGTCGCTCGCGCCGCCGAAGAGCACGAAGTAGACGGCGGCGCCGCCCGTCTTCGCGTTGTGCTCGACGAGCAGCGGGACGCGCGCGCGGTACCACTCCTGCGGCCCCGCGGGGGTCGCGGCGGGCGCCTGTGCGGCTTCGCTCGCGGCCGTCGAAGCCTCGTCGGCGGCGTCCATCTGCGCGACGAGCTTCTCGCTCCAAGCGTCGCCCGCGTGGCCGCCCCACAACTGCCACGACGCCCACGCGGGCGAGTCCTTCGGCTCCGCGGCGAAGCGCTGGTTGCGCCCGAAGAACCGCGCCATCTTGCGCGCCTTCGCCGCCGTGACGCGCTCGCCCCGCGCGAGGCGGCGGGCCCACGCGACGGTGTCGTCGTCGATGCCGTCACCCGTGACGCCCTGCTCATGCAGCGCGACGCCTCGCATGCACGCCTCGCGGACGCCCTGCGGCGGCACGAAGTCGATGTGGTCGTAGCGGGCCATGCGTCAGAGGGCGGGGCGCGGGACAAAGCGAAGCGCTAGGCTGCGTCTCCCGGAGCCGCCGGGCGGCGAGACGGATACGTCCAACAACATCTCCCCACGCCACCGCGCGACGACGGAGCGCGCCTCGCGCTCGACCTCGTCGCGCGTGATGCCTGAGCCCTCGACGCTGTGCATCACGGCGTCGGTCGTGGCGGCGATGTCGATCGTGGCGGCGGCCATCGTGGTAGCGTCGGGGCGTGAAGACGAAGCGGGTCGAGCGGGCGATGCGCGCGGGCTACTTCCTGCCGCACCGCGCGCGGTTCACGGTCGCGATGACGCGGGAGGAGTTCGGGGCGTTCGCAGACGCGCGGGGCTGGTGCCTCGACGGGTCCGACCTGCTCGAGCCCCGCGACGCGGTGGCGTGGGCGGCGAAGTCCGTCGGATGGCGGCGCGGCGAGGGGCTCGCCGTCGTGGTCAAGGTGTTCGCGGAGACGCCCGCCGAGCGCGAGCAGGCGCACCGGACGGCGCGCGCCCTGCGGAGGCTGTTCGTGTCGCTCCGCCGCGCCGGCATCGCCGCGGGGCCGCGGAGGCGCTAGGCGGCCTCGGGGGGCGCCTGCGCGGGCTCCGGGTGCGTCGCCTCGTCCGCGGGCGCCTCGGGCTCTGCGGTGGCCGCTGCGGGGTCGCGCGGCCCCATGCCGCCGCGGGGACCGGCGACGGGGACGAGGAGCTTGTCGCCGGGCTTCGGGTCGGGCACCGCGACGAGGTTGCGCACGTCGCGCTGCGCGATGTCGACGCCGCCGCGGGCGAGCTCAACCATCATCTTCGCGGTCTCGGCGCGAGCATCAGGGCCCTCCACGTCGAACACGATCTCGGGCACCGGCGCGCGGGGCCCGAAGTTGTGCAGCACCAGCGGGCGCAGGAGCATGTGCCGCAGCGACTCGGCGAGCATCCGCGCGTCGGCCTTCGCCAACGTGCCCTCGCCGCGCTCGTGCACCTCACCGAGCGAGCGCGCGCCGCGCTGTCCCGCGTCGGTGCCGAGCGTCGAGCCGAGGACGGCCTTCGACTCCTCGCTGTTGCACCACTCGATGAACTTGTTCTGCGGCATCCCCTCGCCGCTGACGGTCTCGACCTCGGCGGTGCAGGTGTCGGGGATGATGGCCGCGGTCTGCGCGGACCAGTTGACGAGCGCCTCAATCAGCTTCGTCTCGTGGTCGACGCTCGCGCCGGGCTTCTCCTCGGTGCTCTCGACGCGGTACGTGCCCTTGCGCAGCCCGCGCGCGGCCCACGCGATGAACGCGACGTACTCGCGCACGCCCATCCGCTTGAACACCGCCGGCCACACCGTGACCTGACCGACGCCCTCGCGGTTGGGGTTGCCGCCCGTGACGCGCGGCGTGAAGGTCACGATCTTGCCGGGCGCGAGCGCGTTGACCTCGCCGACGCACACGCCGGGGAAGTTGGCGAACGGCGTCCCGACGTTGATGCCGCTCGTGGCGCTCTCGCCGGTGCCGGCGGCGTCCCAAACGTGCAGGCGCCAGTCGGTCGCCATCGCGAAGCGGCGCGGCGCGATCTCCTCCGCGGTGCGCGGGAGCCACCACGAGCCGCCGCCGTCGCGGGCTTCCTCGCGCCACACGAGTTCGTGACCCGCGCGGCCGTGGTAGACGGCGCCCATGAGGTCAGCGACCATGCCCGAGAACGAACGCCCGTAAGCGCCGTCGGGCTCCATCTCGCGCAGCCGCTCCGCGCAGAAGTTCGCGACCTCGGCGCCGAGCTGGCCGCTCCCTTCCTTCGCGCGCATCTCCCACGCGGCGCCCGCGACGCGGAGCTCACGCCGTTGGAGCACGCCGTGGAGGTGCGCGTCGCGGAGCCTGCACTCCGTCAAGAGGTCGGCCCACGAGTAGAAGTAACCGAGGTCGGCCTGCGCCTGAACGCTCGTGACGTACTCCGGCCCGAGGCGCGACCCGAGGACGCGCGCGAAGCGGTCGACGTACGGCGCGGGCGCGACCTGCTGAAGCAGCGACAGCGCGGTGAGGGAGGGGTGCGACACGGGGCGCGGCTAGAACTGCTCGGCGATGCGGATCGGGGCGGCGGTGGGGCGCGCGTCGGTGCGGACGATCGGGCCGCCCATCAACTCCGTCAGCGCGTACACGAGGGCGTCGACGCGGTCGGGCGAAGCCTCGTCGCCGCTCGGGTCCCACGCGGTCATCTGGTCTTCGAGCGCGGCGAGCGAACCGACGTGCGAGACGCGGCCCTGCTCGTACAGCGACGACACGGGCTCCGCGCGCAGGGCCTTCCCGCGCTTCGCGTGCACCGTCGCCACCGGGAGGTTGCGGTCGACCGTGCGGAGGTTGCCGACGACGAGGTCGCCGCCCTGGTTGACCTCCGCCACGACGCGGTCGGCCTTGTGATCGCGGTACGCGGCGACGACGCGCGACGCCCACTGCTCGGGCGAGTAGCGCCCGGAGTAGTCGCCGAGCACGTACCAGCGGCCGTCGAAGCCGACGCCCGCCACCACGATGCCCGTCTCGTCGCTCTGCGCCGTGGCGCTCACGGCGGGGTCGACGCCGACCACGATGCGGCGCAGCGGCGGCGCCTCGCGCATGCGGGCGGAGTCGATCGCGCTGCGCTTCCACAGCGCGCCGGGGTTGTCGTCGAGGATCTCGCCGTCAAGTTCCTGCCGCCCGAGGCGGGTGCCCGCGTAGCGGCGCTCAAGATCGGCGACGACGCCCTTCGCGAGATTCTTGCGGTTGTCCTTCGTGGCGCCCCGCGTAAGCACCGTGTCGGGCGCCGCGGCGATGGAGCGCACGAGCGGCGTCGGGCGCGGCGTCGTGGTGACGATCACCCGCGGCGAGTCGCCGAGGCGCAGCCCGAACTGGAGTTGGTCCCACGTATCCGAGTAGCGCCACGCCGCGAGTTCGTCGCACCACGCGGCGGCGTGCTGCGGGCCACGGAGTTGGTCCGGCTCCTCGGCGCTGTACGTCGTTGCGATGACGCCGTTCGGCCACTCCAGCCGGCGCCGCGTCGGGTTCCACTCTGGGCGCTCGTGCGCCGCGTGAATCGCGAGCAGCCCCGACTCGCCCTCGACGATCACGTCGCGCACGTCGGCCGCGGTGCGGGCCACGAGGGCGATGCGCTCGAAGCGGCCCGAGGTCGCCCACCGCCGCACCGTCTCCGCGCCCGTCCGCGTCTTGCCCCAACCGCGCCCCGCGAGGATGAGCCACGTACGCCACTCGCCCGCGGGCTCCTGCTGCTCCGGCCGGCCCCAGAAGCGCCAGTCGTGCAGCAGCGCCTTCGCCTGCGCGTTAGTGAGGCCCGTGAGCGCCTTCGCCCTCGCCGTCGGACTCAGCGAGGCGAGCGACTCGGCGAGCGAGGTCGTCGACCGCATCGACCGTGTGGTCATGCTTCTCCGGCGCGTGCGCGCCCGTCAGCTTCGCGTGCGCCGTGCGGGACTGCGTCACCGCGCGCACCGTGTCGTTGATCTGCGCCACCACGTCGGGCAGCGTCTCCGAGTCGGCGGAGTCGAGCGCCCTGCGCAGCTTCGCGGCGGCCTTCGCCTGCGTCGCCGCGAGTTCGCCGGCCACCTCGTCGAGCGCGCGTGCGTATACGTCGACCTTGCCGGACTTCGCCGACGTGTACTGCCGCAACAGCGCGCGACGCACGACGGACTGAGCCCGCCCGATCGCGTCGGCCGCGGCCTGCCACGTCCCCTCGCGCTGGTAGACTTCCCACGCCGTCGCGAGGTCGCCCGGGGTGATCTTCGTGCCGTTCACACCGCCCCCGCTTCGCCGCCTTCGCCCCGCGCCCCCGCGAGCATCGCGGCGAGGTCGCCCTCGCTCACGCCGAGCACCACCGCGGCCGCGTCGAGCGGCACGGCGACGCCCCTGCGCCCTCCGGTCGGCCGCGTGACGCAACGGTCGCCCGCGAGCTTCGTGGCGGCGGCGAACAGGCGGTACGCGGTCGCGCGGCTGCGTCCGCCGAGGCGGCGCATGTCGTGGGCGTCGAGGAACACGGCGCGGGGTCACTGCGCTTCGGGCGTCGGACACACCTCACCCGTGGAAGCGCAGGTTTTCGTGAGACGAACACGCTTCAGCCCCGCTGTCAAGCGCCGAGCGCATCGCACCCCCACACCGCCCCTACGCCCCGCGAGCATCGGCCGCCTCGCGCGTGTGCGACTGCTCCGTCACCCCGCGCACCCCGGGCTCTCGCGGCACCCCGCAGGCGTCGGGCGGCGGGTGCCTCGAGGCGTGCTGCGGGCGGGGAGGCGAGCGCGTCATCGCCCACCGAGCGCGCCCCGCGTGGCGCCCGAGAGGGCGCGGGCCGTTGACCTCCCTGCCTCGATGCGATCCGGCGTCTCGGCGCCCTGCGTGGCAGCGGGTGGCGGCGGCATCGGGGCGGCGACACACCCTCTTCCCCTCGTGGCTTCGGACACCGCGGGGCCGTCCGCGTCGTCGCCGTGCTCGCCGCAACGCTCGCCCCCTCGGCGGGCGGAGACGCGGGAGGGGCTGCACCCGCGCGGCCCGCCGCAACGTAGGCGCGAGCGGCGGAAGGCAGCGACGACGTTAGCCGCGCGCGAGGGCCCCGCGCGAACCATCGCCGATCTGAAACCGCGATGCAACGGGAGCTCCTGCGGTATTCGGCGCTTGACACGGGGTCTCGCAGAAAACGCACCGCAACGCGGGTATTGCGCTAGTGACCGTTGCGGGACGCAGGCGCTTCGGGCACGCGCGCGATATTGCAGGCGCATGGTCACCCTCGCCGTTCCCGCTGATGCCTTCACGCCCGACTGGACCCCCGCCGCGCTCTGCGCCCCTCGACGCGGGGCTACGGGCGTCGTCGACCCCTGCGCCGGGGCTGCGTACGCCAACGCCCGCGGCGGGCTCGAGGTGGCCGCGCTGCTCACGCGCGACGCCTCGACGGGGCGGGTGCGCTGCCGGCTCTGCGGCGCCGAGGTCACCAGCGCAGCCGACGCGGGGGCGTGGCGGCGTCTCCTCGCGGTCGCCGACCCGAAGCCCCTCGCCGCCTTCCTCGCGCCCCCGTAGCGCCCTCCCTCGCCCCTTCGCCCCCGGCGCCCCGCCCGATGCGTCAGCGGGCGCTGCGGGGCCCTCAGCGCGTCACCGCACGCACCCTCCCGAGCACCGCCCGTCGTGCAGGCGGCAGCCGTCCGTCTCTGCGGGGTCGCCGCGCGTCTGCCCCGCCACGATCGCCGGCCACGCAGGGCGACGCGCCCGCGGGTCGTACGGCGACACGCTCTCGCGCCGGTCCCACGCCGGCCGCGCTTCGATCACACCACGACCTCGCCGCAGCGCAGCGCGAGCACGCCCGCGGGGCGCCACGGCGCGAAGGGGCGGCCGCAGTGGACGCAGCGCGCGGCGGCGCTCACCACGCCTCCCCGAACCACGCGGCCCACGCCTCGCGCAGCCTGAGCCGCGCCCACGCCCTGCGCCCGTCGGTGGCCGTCGAGCCGGCGCGGCGCTTGCCGCCGGTGCCCGCCGCCGCCCACCGCTGCACCTCCTCCGTCGTCGCCGCGCCCGACGTGAGCGCGAGCGCGTCGAGCAGGTCGGCGCGCTTCTCTGCCACGCGGTCGGCCGCGAGCCAGTCGAGCGCCGGCCCGAACGCGCGCAGCCACCGCAGCACCGCGAGCGGGCGGCCCGTCAGCGTGCGGAGGCGAGCCTCGACAGGGTCCGCGCGGACGTGACCCGCACCCCTCATCGCCTGCGCGATCATCGCGTCCTCGGGCGACGACCGCGAGCTCTGGACGCGGCGCGAGGCCGCTTCGTAGTCGATGCCCGCGGGCCCGGGGGCGTCGGGCGCCACCGCGCGCAGCGCGAAGGCGAGGGCGTACCAGGCGCGATCCTCGTCGCGCGTGCGCGGGGTCTTCGGGGCGGCCTGCGGCGCGCTCCCGGCGGCGGGGGGCGTTGCGTCGAGCACCATGCCCGCAGCGTAACACGCGGCGACGTCAGCGCGCGAATGTGCGGCGACGGTCACGGGCTCACCACGCCGCACGAGCGCAGCACCGCGGCGACCGCCTCGTCGCGCGTCGCGCCGTGGCGCCACGACCGCGGGTTGCCGCACTCGGGGCCGTCGACACGGCACGCGCGCCACAGCCGGCGGGGCGGGCAGAGCGCACGCTGCTCTGCGTGGTGGTTGGAGAACTCGGAGTGAACCCACAGCCCGAACACAAGCGCGGTCTCGCTCATCGCCCCGCCTCCCGCGCCAGCGCAGCGCGCACGAGGTCGGCCGCGTGGCGGTACGCCTGAGCCTTGCCGTCGCTGTGGCGCGCGTCGTCGCTCTCGCCGTTGACGGCGCACTCCTCCGCCTCGGTGTCGCACGCATCCGCGCGCCGCTCGAGGTCGGCGGCGAGTTCGTCGACCGTGAGCGACTCCGTGAGCAGCGCCACGACGCGGCGAGCCCGCTCGATTTGCAGGTGGTGCCACTCGATGTGCAGCGCGAGCAGCGACCGCAGCGCGCCCACCGCGGGGTGCGGGTCGTCTCGGTGCGCGGCGAGCACCTCCGCCGCCGCGGTCTCGCACGCCATCACCTCCGCGTGTCGGGCGACCTCGGGCGTCTGCGTTGCGTTGCCATCCATCGTCATCGCTTCCCCCTCGCCGCGCGCTTCGCGGCTCATTGCCCGTCGCCCTTCTTCGCCTTCATCGGTTTTCGCTCTCGGTTGGCTCGCGCCGGATACCCCCGACGTGAGCGGCAGCGGCGTCGGGGGAGGAAGGCGCCCCAGCAGAGGGCGGCCACACCACCACATCGCGGGATACGAGGCGCACGTCACCTCGCTTGCCCTTCCGGTTGTCTGCGAGGAAACGGATGCGTAGGCGCTTCGGCGTCGCGCCGACTATCTCCACGTCGACTCGCTGGCGACCGGCCCATGAGTCGATAGGCACGTACGGGCGCGGCAGATCGAGGCAGCGCAGACACTCGCCGGGTAGCAGCCGCGCGTCGCATACGTGGTCGGGGGCCGAAGCCCCCGACTCCCTGTCGGGGGAGTGCTTCACCGCGCGCACCGTCGCGGGGCTGGTGCCGCCGCGCGCTTCGCGGCCTTCTCCACGCGCTTGTCCCTCGCCTCGCCCGACCGGGCCGCGCCGCACTCCTGCCGCGAGGGCGGCGGGGCGATCGTCGCCACGTCGAGCCCGACGCGCGCAGCCCCGCGCACGAGCGCGCTGCCCGTCGCATACCCGAGCGCCCGCGCCGCCGCCGTGCGGTTGCCGCCGTGCGCCTTGAGCGCCGCGACGATCGCCGCGCGCAGCGCCGCCCGCCGCGCCTCGTCGGCCGCGGCATCGATCTCCGTCCGTGTTGCCATGGGCCGACGATACCACGTCGACACCGCGCGGGGCGAACGTCGGGCGCTGCGACGACGAAATCGACGGCGCGAAACGCCTTGAAAACAAGCGTATTGCAGGAATCGACAACCACCGTGTCGAATAGTTGTTGACGTGCGAACCGGGCGGTTCTATCTTTCACTTCACCGGGCGACGAGACGCCCGCCGAGGAGCACCGACCATGAAGACCACGAACACCGCCGTCCGTTTCCCCGTCGTCCAGTCCGTCTACTCCGGCGCCGCGGGCAAGTGCTGCTGCGGCTGCAAGGGCGCCCACTACGTCGCGCCCGCCCACCGCACCGCCGCCGAGAAGGAGCGCGGCTACGCCTACGACGACTCGCAGGTGAGCGACGCAGCGATCAACCGCGTCGTCGGGAAGATCCTCAGCGCCCCGGTAGAGTCGCTGGAGTTCGGCGATGGCTACGTCGCCGCCGTGATCGGGTCGCGGCAGTTCATCGCCTACTTCGCCGCCTGACCGCAGCCCGCCCCATCGCAGCCTCGCCGCGCGCTCTTCGGAGCGTCGCGGCTCGGGGCGTTGAAGGGACCACCCGCCATGCTGACCACGCCCATCACCGCCGCCGACCTCGCCCCCGCCCTGCTTGCGCTCGACGCCCTCGACGCCGAGGCCACGACGCTCCGCGACTGCGACGCCTTCGCGGCGTGGTGCGACGAGCGCCGGGATGCGTGGGTGGACGCCGTCGACGCGGAGAGCGCCGAGCACTGACACCAACGACCGCAGGAGACTACGAACCATGAGACG